CAAGGAGAAAACGAACGCAAGCACACAGTTGCTTATGAGGCTTGGAAAAAGCAAATTGGTGAGTGGGCTATTGCCAACTTCTCAAAGGCTGAAAACCTACGCACTAACTATCGTTCTTGGAACAACACTCTCAATGTTGATTTTGACATCATCACAAAAGAGGGAACTTTCCCTGCTGAACCTGAAAAGGATTTTGAGGTTATTCACACTCATACCTATAAGGAAATGAAAGAGGAAATCACAAACGCAATTCGCATCTTAAAGATGACAGATGAGGAAGTTGTAAATACTTCCACATACAATGCGGTTGCTCGTTATCTCTAATTAGATAATTGGGTGGGGTGTAAAAGCCCCACTCATTATCCCCTGCGTTCCACGCTATTTATAGCAAGCGTCCCCTGGGGATCTGATAGGGGTGGGTTCCAGACTAACGGCCGTGCCTACCCCTATCACCCAATTTGTCAGACCCCTATAGTATAATTAAAAGAAACAAACAGAAAGAAGGAAGCCCCCAATGGGACTAGATATGTATCTTAGTGCTAAAAAGCATTTAGAAAAAATTAACTGGAAAGCACTACAGTCAAATGATGAACTATCTTATGACTCACCCGAAGCCGTATACCCTAAGTTCAATGACTTAATGGAAATAACTCAACTAACAGATGTCGCTACAGATATCTATGGAGCAAGCGTAGAAGTTACTTGTGCTTATTGGCGCAAGGCTAATCAGATACACGCTTGGTTCGTAAAGAATATTCAGAACGGTATTGATGACTGTGGTAGTTACTATGTTTCACAAGATAAACTAATAGAGTTGCTTGCTTTATGTAAACACGCATTAGAAACAAAAGACCCTAGCCTGTTCCCACCACAAGAAGGATTTTTCTTTGGGAGCACAGATATTGATGAATGGTATTGGAAGGACCTTACTAATACTATTAATCAATTAGAGCGTATATTTGCGCTACCAGAAATTGATCGACTTTCATTTTCTTATTGCTCATCTTGGTAGTTGACAATTGTCAGTGCCTTACAGTATAATTAATATAAACCAACAAACAGAAAGAGGCCCCCAATGGACCAGCAAGATATATCAACACTAGCAAGCACAGTCAATGCAACAGAAGAGTTTCTTCGTGATTCTTTAGCCAAGGCAACATTGCGTGTAACTCAATTAGAGGAGCACATTCAAAAAGTAACTCAGCGCTCATATGCAGACTCTGCAGAACGCAACCGTATGGTTGAATCAATGCAAGAGTGGACCCTTAGTGAATTAGAGAGTGAAGATATCTCTGAGTCTCAAGCAGAATCAATTGCAGAAATTATGGGCTTTGAATTAACAAAAGAATTCGAAGTTGAAGTTACAGTTATGTATTCTGTTACTGTTAATGCTCGCACTGAAGAGGATGCACAGAATGCAATTCACGATATTGATTTCGATACCGTCGATTATAACTCAGACAACATTTCTTATCTATCATCCTCAATTGATAGAATAGATATTTAGTAGGGGGCTACTAATAAAAACCTGAGCAAGTTTTAAAACTGCTCTCTTTTTTATAAAATTTTGCACGTGGGGTTTATCCACAGGTTATCCACATGGCGAAGATCACATTGTGAATTACGACACAGTTACGAAATGCCCCATTTGTCCCCTGATTACTTATACGATTTGACTTTTGTCGGTGGGTGGGTGTATGATTAGATTATCAACAACAGAAAGAAGGAAATCGTGGCTCACGACTTAGAAACGCAAAATGGCAAAACCTCATTCGCATCATTCAGAGAACCTGCTTGGCACGGATTGGGAACAGTCTTTACAGAAGAAAAAACAACGGCAGAAATGCTACAAGCAGCAAATCTAAATGGGTGGAATGTTCGCCTAGAAGATTTGGAAACCCCTACACATCTCACAAGCGATAAGGCATATCAGTATGTCCTACGCACTAACCCAACAGATAACTCTCAGACAGATGTTCTTGGAATTGTTGGTGAGCGTTATCACCCACTACAAAATGAAGATTTGTTTTCATTCGGTGATAATATCCTAGACGGCGGTGGTCGTTGGGAAACCGCTGGTTCAATCAAGGGTGGTCGTGTCGTGTTCGGTGCTTTAGCACTAGAGCGTGAAACAATTCTTGACCCTAATGGTGTATCAGATAAGGTAAAAACTTATTTGCTCATCAACACATCACACGATGGTTCAATCGCTATTCAAGCAAGCATCACGCCAGTTCGTGTCGTATGCGCTAACACTCTTAACCTTGCGCTTGGTGGCGTAGGTCGTAAGAAGAATAAGGGCATCAAGCAATCTTTCAAGATTCGCCACACTCAGACCGCTAACGGCAAAGTTCAGATTGCTCGTGAAACTCTTGGTCTTGCTAATGCTTATATGGACGAATTTGATATTATGGCTAAGGCTATGATTGAAAAAGAAGTTAGCGCCATTGACTTTAACAAAATCATTCTTGCTGCTTACCCAAAGCCTGAAAAAGATGCTAAGGGTTCAAGCAAGAAATGGGAAAACAAGGTAGATATGATTAACGATATTTACACTGGTGAATTTAATGGTATGATTGCTGGTAATGCTTGGGGTGCGTTCAATGCGCTAACTGAGCGACTTGACTGGTATCGTTCTGCTCGTGGTGGCAATAACGAATCCATTCTCGCATCAGCATCAGGATTTGACCCTGCTATCAACGCAGAAAAAAATCGTTTGCTAAAAGTAGTTCAGAATGTTATGTCTTTAGCATAACAAAAAAATTCCTGAGCAAGAATTAAAACTGCTCACCATTAGGTCCGTTAGAATAGTTGGTTAGTTCGCTACCCTGTCACGGTAGAGGTCACGGGTTCAAGTCCCGTACGGATCGCAAGTAAATAAATATGCACTGCAATGCATAAAAATTGCACGTGCCCCAAACCAGACAAATCGGACATAAAAATGTCAAATTAAAAAATCTTTACGAAGACTATAAAAGATCCCCCAAAATGTCAAACCAAAAAATCTTTACGATAGAGTTGACATTTTCCCTAGATTATGCGATAATTAATATATGACCAAACAAGTGGCAATATATGAAATGAACTACTCCGTCTCACCTGGTGGTATTGACTGCTGGGAAGCAACCATTCAAGGTTATGGGGAGAGCACTACCGCCTCTGACTTTAAGACTGCTGGAGAGGCCCTTAATTGGGTGCTTGACAGATACCCTGCCGAAATGCTAGAATTAGTAGTAACCTCACACCAAGCCTACGAAAAGGAATATGTATGACCCTAGAAACAGAAACAATGGAAGACCCAACAATGTATGCAGATTACTATTCTTGTGATCTTGCTATCTCTATTACAAATATCAAGGCTAAGAATAGACACCACGCAGAAGCCGTTATGCAAACCTTCATAGACGAGATTGCCAAGGTAATGTCTGATGAACTTAGTTGGGACGATGCCCAATGGGATATAGAAGAAAATGTATTCCTACCTGAACTAGGGGAGTGGCACACAAAATGAACACCATAGACGAACTAATCAATGAGATTTATGAGGACAATTTCTCTCACCTAGAGTTTGATGAAAATATGGGGGGAGAGGATTGTGACTGTCACATCCACATCACTCTTAATACTATGGCTAAGTATGCTGGGATAGAGGTAGGATAATGCCACTAGTGGGATATGAAGAAGTAGATGCACTAGATATGATCTTGGGTGTTCAATCACTTATGATTAATGTTAATCCTGATCAAGATCCTTGGCTACACAATACCCTGTGGAAAACCAAAGACTTCCTTGAAGGACTAATGGCAGAAGGATATTTCTAATTTGTCAGTGGTCTCCGCTATAATTAATATATAACCCAAACAAAGGACCCAAATGAAAATCAAGATATCGAAAGAGCATAAAGAAGAACTGCAAGACCAAGCAGACCAAATCGTATACTTTGAGGCCTCTATGTCTAATGAGGATGATGCAGTCAAAGGAACATACCTAAGACTTGTAGAGATTTACAAGGTTGCATACGAGGCTGGAGCAAATAGCAAATGAAAGTTAAAATAGCCATTGAACAGATTGTAGATATTGATGAAGCAATGTCTAATGATATAGGGTTTGAACTCTATGGTCCACCTGATATGAGCACTGAGGATAAGGTTGATTATCTTATTGCTCGTTTTGTTGAGGACATTGATACCCTTGTTAAGTATGATGAAGTAATCCACCAAGTATCAGTAGAATATATAGAGGACTAATGAACATTCAATCCCGTGAAATTACATACCGCACCATTGTTGAGCAAATCTTCTTTGAAGACGGCACAGAGTTAGTAGTAACAACTGGCTGGCCTGAAGGTGGCGGTGGAGACTTTGATGTTAAATTAGATTGGGTAGAAGGCGAAGCGCCTGAATGGGCAAAGGAGTATGTTCACAATGTGGAGTAAGTATACATTTGTTTGCGATCCTGATGAGTGTGATGCTCTTGTTGAATTTACCGCTAGGGATGACTTTGGCTTCCCCCTGGGGGTAGTGGAAATGAAATGCCCTTGTGGTAGGATGCTAAACTATATTAGTTATGAAGAAGCCTATGCTCCGATCATTACAGATGTGAGCAAGGTCACACCCCGTGAAGTTGTAAAAATCAACTCAAACCCGTATACTTTATAGTATGGACCTAAATACATTCAAAGAATATATACGCCTGCATGAGATTAGCCTTTTGCAGGATGCAGACAAACTACAAAACCTAATGGACACATTTGAGGGTGACTATGACTCTGATGAGTATCGTGACCTAGAGATTGATGACATGCATAATACAGGTGAACTTATTGCTACCCGCCATTTCTTGTCAGTGCTAGAGGGTAGAATATAACTATGGAAACCACACAACTAGACCCACGACTACAACTAGCAGTTAATATGGGAGTATCAGGAACTGATATCCTACACGGAGAACTTAAGAACCTAATGCTTGAGGCTGAGACTGAATACCTTGAGATTGAAAAGGAAGAGCGTGAGGGTGGCTACTCTGACGCAATGCTTTCTATGGACCGCACACGAGCAGAAGGAAGGCTTGACGCTTATGTGGAAGTATATAATCTAACATATGCTTTAGCCTTTGCTATTGCAGATAGGATAAAGAGCCGTGGATAACTTTATTGAAATGGACTTTGATGACTGGTGTGACACATACAAGCCAATCAAAAATCATATAGATACTAACGCCTCCTTTAATGGTGAGATGTTTGAAACCTATGGCGATGAGGTTGCCTTTGTTAAAGAGCAGCCAGAGGACCGTATCTGGATGTATGGTGATGGCGACGATGGTGGCTCATATATCTGGAGCGGCTGGGGATTTGTAAATAGACTAGGATACTTCATTACTGAAGTTCCTTGCCCACCCAACACAACAATTCAAATCAGAGTTAGTTATAACTGGTTCTACTGTGAGAACTGTGGAGCAGAGTTTGAGGACCCTGATAATACTGTTAGAGATGCCTTTGATGAGGCAGACTTGCCAAAATGCCCTCAGTGTGCTACACTTGAAGAAATGACCCTAGTAGGATTGGAAACAAAATGACACAAATAGTAATAGATGAACTAAGATTAGTAGGCTCCTTCGCTGTGGACAGCGGTCAAGCAATGGTGGGAGACCCTTGCTACCTTGACGGCTGGAATACTAACGAAGGCGAGGAATGGGACCTAGAAGGCAAGATGTATGAATACTCTTATCAGGGTGCCAGTGCTACAACGCTTGCCAATAATGCTGGAGAACTAGGCATTGGTAAAGCAATTGTATTTAATACGGGCTATGGTGACGGATACTACCCTGTGTATATTCAGTTAAATGATGATGGCCGTGTATCTAAGGTTGTCATTGACTTTGAGGGCGACCTAGATGAGGAGCAAGACTAATGGGAGCACGGATTAACTATGTATTTCAAGACAGTGAGAAGGGCCCTAGGGTAGTTCTCTATAGTCATTGGGGCGAGACCGAATGGCAGCGGGACCTAGCAATGGCGCTGCAGCATTCAAAGCCTAGATGGTTTGATTCAGCATATGGAACACGGATGATCATAAGTTATCTTATTAATGGTTCAGTATTGGATGAGCACGGATTTGGTATATATGCAATTGACAATGATGGCCTGGACCTAGGTGAGAAAACGGTCCTAGTCGACTTTGTTACTAAGACTGTTACTGATAATGTCTCTGTGCCCTTTGATAAATTTGTTGAGGCCTATCGGCCAACCCGCAGTGGTGTTGCAGATTTAGTTGAGCAAATCTAGGTATTGGGTCACCTAGATTAATCGGGTGGAAGGGGCAGGCGTGGGGCTTGCTCTTTCCCCCACTTTTTGATACAATGGATACAAGGGAGAACTATGCGTATAAGCAGACGAATTACAGATGAGGAAAAGATTGCCAATAAAATGGGCAACATTATTGCTGACCTCAGAGTTGATTTGGAATTGGTCGGGGAATACTTAGCAAAATCTCAGCCCTATGTAGTGTATAATCGATTACAGGTAATAGCAGAGTCAGCCAAAGAAACTAAGGAAGGAACAAATTATGCCAACAACGGATTTTGATAGCAAGGCTTTAATCCTTGGACAACTATGGGTTAATTTTAAAAAGGATGACGAGTGGTCAGATTTTATGGAGTATAACGATTTAGGTTTGCCACTTGCTTTTGGTTTTGCTGAAGGAATAATTAATCACACACCAACACTAGAACAATACATCAACGAAACTTGGGATTTGTTTATTGAAGGTTTGGGAATTCAAGACGAAGGCTACGCACGACTTGAAGATATTTTTGTTGACGAATAATCAGTGACCCGAAAGGGCACGTGCCATACTTTTATCAAATTGTCAAACCACCAAACCTTATTACGATCCAAACCTTTATATCCCCAAACCAGGACATTACGAACCTTCAAATCTTTCCCCCTGCTGAACTTATACCATAGTTTGTAAGGTTTGTCAAACCCTTTTATATGGTGTTATAATAAATATATGAGCCCTAAACATCACTTTGCAGAATATGCCAAAAGAGATCCTAAACAATATCAGGCTTTCTCAGATAACATGTGGAACTCATTTGTTACTGTTACACATGCTATAGGTTTGAATAGATTCTTTACATTTACCCCCGAATTTTTGCAGGCCCGTGAAATTGAGCAGGCCACAGGCCGCTTCGCCGAAGGCGAAATCCCAGGGGATCAAGAGCAAACCATACAAGAACAAACCCCTATAGAATAACAAACCATTATCTCCTGGTTTCTTTAAATAACATAAAGGTTTGTTAAAAAAACATTACGATTATCGACAATTTCTCCCTGGTTTTGGGAGATTTTTTTATGGGGTTTTAAGGTTTGAAAGGACTTGACAAACCATTATATCTGTGATATCATCCGCAGCGGGATAGGAAGGTTTGAGGTTTGACAATATGAAGGTTTTGTGATAAGGCCCCTCTCTCCAAAAAAAGATTACGAACGCATCGTTAAAAGCGCTCCCTACTCCACTATCCTCCACAATGCTCCACTTCTAGAGTGTCTAATAATATTATCAGTAAGATTAATCTGTGGATAACTTGTGGATAACTCTGTTGAAAACCATGATATACTAAACATATGACAACAGACCCAACAACAGAACACGAACTCAGTGACATTAAATGCACTCAATGTTACTACCTATTGGCTATCGATCCAGATAAGCCTGATGCTCCATACTACTGTCCAACCTGTGGATAACTCTGATATACTTTATGTATGAAACCTTTCCTAATCATCATGCTTGGCCTATTCATATTTCTTAACTATATGGCCTACCTACAACAGATAAGGATGACTGGATAATGTTAGATGTCTTATGCTTTGACTGTGGGGGTATGTTCCAAGTACCTTATGGAACCTCAAACCCTACATCCAAGTGTCCAAAATGCCAGGGTAAATAAAGATTACGATACATCCTTTATAGCCCTATTGACCATACGGATCAAACCTTTTCGAGTTATCTTCGACGCATCAAATGTCTCCGTATAACCCCCTTGTGGCATATCCGCCTTATCCAGGAAATGTCCATACTTGGAAGTAAGGGTTTGTACTACTAGGGATTCTATTGCTCTTGCTTTATCCCGTTCGGAAAATGCCCAATACTTAATCAATATCCAACCCTTGGTCCTATGGCTTGCAAACCTTCTACCTGAGACATCAGATATCCCTATTTTGACAGCCTTATACACAGGGCTATAGAGTATATATAGTAGGGTCATTAGTCTATTATACTTTATCCCCCGCAGAATATGCTAGAATGGTTTTATGGATTATTCGATAGTTACCCTGCCTAGAGTTGGCTCAAACTATCTTCAAGACAGGATACTACAACATACTGGTTTGTTTGTGGAAAGGTTTCATACTCTTCAAAATAACAAAATGATAACGATAGCCAGAGATCCAGTAGAGTTTCTGGCATCTGAGGTTTCTATGAGATACTTTTACGATACCTCAAGTACTACTTTAGACAAGTTAGTTAATAATAATTTAAGGAGTCTTTGGCTAAACGATTACTCTAAGTACTTTACTGGCACAGATGATATGACTATGATTGATCAATTTGATATTATAATAGATTACGATAGACTAATAAATTTCCCCGTTGAAACGATCAAGGCCATAGCCATTAAGATGGATGTTGAGATCATCACTGAGGGCTATGAGTCTGGTCGACTTAAGGACTACGCTGAACATGGCCATATGATATCTAGCAAGAAGGTTAGAGAGTATGAGATGATTAGAAAATATATAGAAGATACAGACCTATCCAAACTATATGACATTTATAATGCCATGCTAGATAAATCCATACATTGACAAACCAGCCAAACCAGGCTATAATTAAGATATGATCAATATGGAGATACCTGACCCATTTACAGCATTTCGTATAGAAAAATATAATCGCACAAAAGGATTACGATATGACTTCTTTTCTGGCGAATGGGACATGGAGTGTGCTGCATGCGGTGAACCTCTCAGTGCCCCGAACAAAAAAACTATGACCAAGATTCGTCTATACCATACAAGAAATGAGTGCCTAGGTGGATACTGAAGAAACCTTCGATCAAGAGTTTACTGTTGAAGACATTACGAACGCCATTGTAGAACAGGCTAAGGCTGAGGTTAAGGCTAGGTATGGTAATAAGAAAAGACATCGCCAATGAGAAAGTGTTATGCCAAAAAGAATAATGGCAAAACCTGCTTTGCAAATACAACTGGCTCAAATCATTTTTGCCACATTCACGATCCTAATGGAAAGTTCAGACAACAACTAAAGCGTAAGGGTATGGGCAAGGATTATGTTGTTAGGTGTGACCATACTTGGTATATGAGAGAGCATGGGATTACCTGTACAAGATGTCTAATGATTTGGGAGAGTGATGAGGATAATAGTCTGTCCAATTTGTAAGAAGGAATGGGATCTTAGATGGGGTATCTTTGGGCATGATTCCCTTGCTCGGCATATGAAGGCTACTCACCAATAGTGCCCGTATAGGGCATATAGAGGTTTATAACTTCTATTTTGCGCCGAACTTTAAAGATTTTTTCGTAGTGTATAATGGTTATATGGCATACATAGTTAACAATCAAGCAGTGGGAAACCACCCAGGAGAAATCGAAAGAACCCCAGCGTATCTTGAATTTTTTCAAAAAATCGGCAATTCTGCAGACAACATAAAAGTTATACCAAATTTTCTTTCTTCTGAAGAGATTGACTATCTTCTTAGCCATATTCAAGAAACTAGAAGAATTAGTTTTGTTTCTCAAAAAGACGACAAAGATAATCCTGTTGCATGGATTCACAACTATCAGGGCGTTATAGATAAATATAACATATTCGGTAGAGTTTTAGATGAAGTTAAAAAAGCATATAACCATGAAAATATAAAGAAGAAAGATCTTGACTATCTTAACATTGCAAGATGGGACAAGGGTACCAAACTAGCCCTACATGTTGACGATCTCGGATGGGTAACGGACAACCACCTACCTACACTTATATATCTTAATGATGACTATGAGGGTGGGGAACTAAGTTTTGCAACACACGATGTTACTATTAAGCCTAAGATTGGTGACCTCATTATGTTCCCTGGAAATATGTACTATGCCCATGAAGTAAAAGAAGTCCTGTCTGGTGTAAGATATACCGTGCCAATTTGGTTTACAATCCCATAGTGTATAATTGAATAATGACAAATAACTCAGAACCAAATCAAAAGAAAAGAAAACTTTTAGATGGCTCTGAGGTAAATGATTACGATCATCCAATCGATTTGATCTTGCACACAAAAGCACCTGGCAAATGGAAACTGATAGACCTTGAAACTGGTCAGGAGTATCTTGGATCAGATATATCACATGAAACATTTGGAGAACTTTTAAGAAGCAAAGTAGCAAAGGCCAAGATAGGGTCTTGGTTTAAAACAAAAGGAAGAGTAATAAAAAATGGATAATATAAATAAGCCCATAACATTTCACTGGATGTGGAGAAGGCACTGGCAGATAAATGACAGTATTGAAAACCTAGATCTTAATGGAATCCTTAAGATGGCCACAGAACTAGATGATGCTAATGTAAAATCTGTTTTGCTTCCTTACGGTCCAGGAGGCATAGACTTTTCCTTAGTTATACAAGAAGCGCTACAAAAAACAAACCAACTAATTATGACAATTGCTTTGCCAGCATACGGAACAAGCCCTGACTATGCTGCTAAAATTTGTGAAACATTAAACCGATTTGCTCCTGGAAGAATTGGTGTAAACCTTGTTGCTGGAAGATGGGGAGATGAAGGAAATGGTCCTGCAGAAAGAATAGTTCTAGAACACTATATGCACGATCCATCACTAATAGATACTCTTGAAAAAAGAGTTGCTATCTCTGCAGTCTGGATGGATAAGGTTATGGATTTGATGAAAACGCACCAACATAAGACACATATGGCTGTTGTTGGTTCTTCAGACACTACTATTGAAATAGCAAACAAGCATTGTGAGTATATTTATGTAGATGATAACTTACTATTTAGAGATCAATTTAAAAAGATTGATCTTAGTAGAGTAAAGCCAATAGTTATTATCGATCCTCTAATTATAAATCATCCCGACGAAGAGCAAAATGTTAGATACGATAAAAATGCACCAGTAAGAAAGCAGCATCACCATGTTAAAGGACCTATGGTTGATGTTGTTAGACAAATAAGACAGTTGTCTGAACAATTTGGAATATATGATTTTATGATACATACCGATCAAGAAGACATTAGCAAGTTGCTAGAATTAGTAAAAGATTTTAATAACATAGTTATCCCAGAACAAAAGAAGGTGGTAATATCTGAACTTACTATAGAAAACTTTACTAAGATTGGAAACAATCCTAATAATGTAAAAATCTTTAGTAACTATCTAAGTAAAGAAGAGTGCAACAACATTATAGAACTAATCAAGGGTACAGAGACAAGCAATAATCGTCCTCTACAGCCTGATAGCGCTGGAAAGCCTACCTTGTCTTTACTTTATTACGACTCACTAGACTATTCAGAAAGATATATACCTCAAATAAAATCTTTGGTGGAAGAAGAGTATGGTGTTAAACTAAAGCCAAGAAACTCTCGTTTTGCTGAATGGGTGCATAATAATAGTCCAGTAATTCCAATAGACGACTTAGGACATAAAGATTCAAACCATTTAGCAGGATGGGTATATCTTAATGACGATTACGATGGTGGAGAGTTGTCTTTTATTCATCAAGGTGTATCATTTAAGCCCAAGGCTGGCGATTTAGTTCTATTCCCTGGAAATATTCACTACTGGTATCATGTTGCTCCTGCAAATGGATCAAGATATATTATGCCACTGTGGTTTGATTTTGTTTAATGGTATAATTATTATATGAAGAAGTCTAAATGTTTTTTTTGTGATAAAGACGCAACGCATTTTGATATTGTCGTTAATCATTCCGACTATATTGTTGCTGATGTGTGCCTTGGTCACCTATCTATGGGCTTAGTGTCGTGAAATACAAACCGCATTTAAGCACATACCCAAGAAGCGGATCCCACTATTTTGATAGACTTTTTGAAAAAGAGTCAGGATTCCGTATTGAAAAAACTCATACAATTAATTGGGCATTTGATAAGGATCACAATAAGCAAAGGGTAATAATTACCATAGCAAGAGATCCTAGAGACAGCATTGCCTCATATATTGCAGCGGAACATCGTGGTGTTTATGAGGTTACATGGCAAAGAGTTAATCAAATTGTATCAGAATACATACTTCTTTATAGTTTTTTATATGAGCATGCAGACTATGTTATAGACTTTAATGATCTTGTTAAATACCCAGACACTACAATTAAAAAGTTAATAGAACTATTAGATATTAAGGAAGATGAGCATCATCTTTTTGATGGAGATTACGGACAGCCAGATCCCTTTTTTGTTGAGTCAAGCAAAGATTTGCCAGACTACAATAAAGATTTGTCAGATGATCTAAATATTGGTTTGTGCTATTATTATTACAACAAACTTTTAGAAAAAAAGATAATAATATAAAGATTTGACTAAACTATTACTTTAGGGTATACTGTATATATGGAACAATGGATTAACGACTATGCCCACTGGGTGCTTGCTATTATCGGCGTGTCTGGAATTTATTTTGTTGGAAGAAAAACAATTTGGGGCTGGTTTGTTTTATTATTTAATGAAACATTATGGACTGTTTATGGTCTAGTAACTAAGCAGTATGGATTTATTGTTAGTGCAGTAGCGTATGGACTTGTATATATAAAGTCATACATACACTGGAGAAGAGAAGAATGACTTTTCTGACAAGAGACATTTTAAGTTTTTATAAGTTTGATCAAAAAAGTGATAAAGAAAAAGACTATCTAATAAAAAACTTCACCAACACCAGCGAGTTTGGCTACTTTAAACCATATGCTAAAGATACTTTCTTTAAAGAGTGGAACCAAAAAGATCCTTTTGTTGGAACAGTTGATGAGCACAATACATACGAGATTAATCGTTTTGGTTGTCGTGGAGAAATTGATGACAATTCAGATGTTATTGCATCTGGTTGCTCTATAACTTTTGGAGTTGGAGTTCCAGAACCTGCTAGATGGACAAACTTTTTAGGTAATAGGATTAATAAAAGCATTGTTAATTTGGGCAGTCCTGGAGCATCTGTAGAAAGTATTTGTAATAATATTATTCAGTATTCCCTAAATAACAAAATGCCAAAAGAAATCTTTTGTTTGTTTCCAGACTTTTTTAGAAGTGTAGTTGTTATTGATAAGGAATTTTACAAATCAAAAAATGATAAAAACTTTCCTGATTGGGATCATTTAGAATTGACCTACTGCAATCCAAAAATTGATGAGTATAAAAGTTCTTTATTGATGGAAGTAAAAGATAAAAAATATGTAGAAGACGCAACTTCCCCACACCAACTAATTTTAAATTCTATAAACTCTATTTACATACTAGAATCATTCTGCTTGACAAGTGGCATAAAACTATATTGGACAACCTGGGACATAAATACTAACTTGCTTATGGAAGAACTTTTAAATATTAAAGATTTTAAATTAAAAAACTTCACATCATTCTTTCCTGCCAAATCAATTAAGCCTTGCAATACTTTTGTGCAAGATATTTGTAAGTCAGATCACAACTCTGAGTTTAAGGATAATTTCTGTTGGTCAGTTGGATCTGATTACTCAATCATTGATAGCAAAAAGACAACTGGCTATGCTCATCCAGGAATTCATTTTCAACATCATGTTGCAGATCTATTTTATAATTTGACACATAGAACACCGACTGATATAATTAAGATATGAATGTTGATCAATGTGAAGTATGTAGCCTAAGCAAAGAATCCGATTGGTTCTGGAATGCCCATCAAACAATGAGTGATGGAAAGATTTGGTGTGTCAATGCCAAAAGATCCTAAGATAATGACCATGGACTGGCGTAGTCTTGGCTATTGGCCTGTATGGAAAGATGGAAAGAAAGTCTGGGTACCTAAAGATGATAAATCATTCAACGAAGACACAAAGAACTAAGATACTGCCATTACGATGGATAGGCAATATGTGTGGAGAGTTTGCTGGTAACCATATTGTTAAGTGTGTGAATATGGACGAAGACGAAGAGTATGGGTGGAGATATAAGTACCATGCTTTTATGTGGAAATATCTTAATAAACCCTACGAATGGTGGGGAACATACTATATGATTGATATGGATGCGTGGAAGAAAAGTTTAGAAAAAATGAAGATTGACATGTCTGATTCAGGCTGGGATGACCTTGATGAGTTTGGTAAAGCCTACTGGGATAAAGATTAGGCTATTGCGCCTGATCCTGTCACAGATCCAGATCCAGTTACTGACTTGACACCATACGGTGCCCAGTTATCGTTACTTCCTCCACCCACTGCAGGTGGATATCCTGGATTACCAGGGTTGCTAATTCGAATGAAGTACGCTCCGTCAATACCGTATGGATCTCCATCAGTAATAACTGTGTCTCCAATGGCATAAAGTGCTCCATTGTTATATAGTCCTTGATAGTTTGGTGGTGTTGTCATAAGATTATTATATCACTTGTTTTGACATACCCTGCCAAGTAGGGTATAATTGAAGTATGAGTATAGATGAAATGACATTACGAGAAGAGATAGCAAGGGAAATAGAATCGTTGCCAATTGACTCTTCAGTTACAAATGCTTTAGGTATGCGTATTGCTGCTGCAAAAATTGCAAGAGGAGAGGATAACTATATGACTAAAATTTTTGAAACACAGGTGGACTTTGAATGATTAGCATTTTCTTTTTAATTCCAGCATTCCTAGTGGGCTATGCCGTATGCTACTTTGTTATGACATATCATGTTGATCAGAACTAGTCCTGTAACCCCAGGAGTCATCTTTGATGTAGATGGCACCTTAGCCAATGTAGATCCATACCTTCACCTTGTTCGTGGTCCTAATAGGGATTACGATGCCTTTCATGAGGCTTCTATCGATGCCCTGCCAAACTTTGAAGTAGTTCAAATGCTTAATGAGGCATTCTTTGATCAAAGACACATTATAATTGTCACATCAAGAAAAGAAAATTGGCGTGGACTAACCTCTCGCTGGCTTGCTAAAAACGACATCGGCCATCACGCACTGTACATGCGTAAAGATGATGACAATAGGCCAGACTATGAAGTAAAAAAAGATATCTTAACTCAGATTAAGAAACATTGGAATATTCTTCATGCCGTAGATGACAATCCAAATGTTATTAGGCTTTGGGAAGAGCACGGAATCCCTACCACAAAGATTGGGACTTGGGATGGAAACAAATCTTGACACACATACCTCAGTATGGTATGATTAGTTTATGAGCAAACGAATTAAGAAAGTATATAAGTGTGTTGAGTGTGAAACCATGATTACTATTGTAACCAAGGTTCACGAACTCCCAGAGTCCATAATTTGTCCTTGTGACAAAGTAGCAGAAAGCCAGTGATCTAATGAAAAAATCAAACAATAAAGTTTCTCAGCATAAGATTAAAAGAGCAAACAAAAATAAAAAAAGAGTTCAGGCCAAGCCACACTTATCTAAATTTGAAAGACAACAGGCTGCTCTGAGATCAGAAATTATTGGTCAGTCTATGTTCCAAGCATCTCAAAATATTTAGGAGATATATAATTGGTAGATCAAGATGAATTAAATAACATATCAAAAGAACTAAAGCGTTACATTATTAATCAACATATGAAAACATATTACTATTCGACTTTCGGAATCCTATGTTTTTTGCTTGGTACATTTTTTGGCTTACTAATTAAATAAGGTCTAGCACCAGTAGCCAAGTTGGTTAAGGCCCCGAACTCATAATTCGGTTATCGTAGGTTCAAGTCCTACCTGGTGTACTCTGTCTTCATCGTCTAGTGGCCTAGGACTCTGCCCTTTCACGGCAGCAACACGGATTCGAATTCCGTTGGAGATACAATACCTCTGTAGTTCAGTGGACAGAACGATGGACTTCTAAGCCATGCGTCGCAAGTTCGATTCTTGCCAGGGGTACAAATCATTTGTGGTGTATAATTACTGCATGGAAACAATAACATGCAAGGATCTATGGAAAGAATTGATGGTGGGAGAGCCAGACAGTCAGAATGTTGTGGCATGCAAAGAAAGACTATCTACATATTCTAAAGATGATTGGTCTGTAATGGCTAAAGAAGCAACTGATCTAACAATAATGCTTGGTGAGTTAGTTAAATACAATGTTCCAGTAGAAAGTAAACTTGCAGAAAATGGTTTTGATGCTTTAATAAAACATTTTTATGATTGGTTTTTTACTATAGATAAAAATAATGCTGAAAAACTTGCTTTTATATGCTCTACTCACCCAAGATACATAATGTTTTTCGATGGATACTATCCTGGATTGTCAAAGTATATAGGAAAAATTGGTTTCCGTTATTCATACAAACTTACAAAATAAATTTATTTTTTAGGATGCTTTGGTTCGTAGGGTTCAATCTTAGATTTAATACGACCATCTTTGTATAGTCTAACAATCCATCCATCTTTAATCTGAATAGGATTAAACGCTGTTGCTTTTTTCTTTGGCATTATATAATTATATCATACCGTTAAGCCTGTTGTGTGTCCTGATCCTGTGGCAGTTAGCACAAACCACCTCACACTTTTCAATCTCTTTCTTGATAGCCTTCCATGAAAAACCATCATGGATCATTCTAGATATATTATATTTCTTGTCTCTTATATGATCAAAGTCTAGAATTATATGGTTACCAACACCACAGTCTACACAGCCAGAATCTTCCTTTATTTTGGCAAGCATCCTCTTAAACTCTTGCTTGTTATAATGGTCTAACTCTTTGTCAGTCATTGCTTATATTATACCGTGAAATATTAAGCCCCACACAGGCAATTCACCTGACTTGCGCCACGGTCTCTATCCAATGGGTAACTAATCCATCACTAAGGTCCTGTGTGGGGACATTTATATTGTACTACTTAATTGCGATTGTTTTTGGTAGTTTGTCTTCTGGGATCTGCTTCTCAAGTTTGATATCTAAGATACCATCCTTAAACTCAGCCCCAACCACCTCAACAAACTCAGGAAGGGTAAAGATATCAGTAAACTTACGAGCAGCAATGCCCTTATGTAGATACTCTGCACCCTCTGGTAACTCAGCATCCTGCTTTTCGCCCTTGATTGTAAGTTTGCGATTGTCTAGCGATACTGAGACATCATCCTTAGAAAATCCAGCCAAAGCAAATGAAAGAATATACTCTGTATCATTTAGTTTGATTTGGTTATAAGGTGGATAGTTTGTTGTTGTTGTTACCTTCTGTAGATTTGAGAAGGTATTGAAAAATGGATCATTAAAAAGATCCAATGCTGTTTTTACCATTTTATTCCCCTTTCAAGCGAATAAGTTAATTTACCCCCCATTTGGGCAGGTATTAATATTATAGCATAAGAAATGAGCAGTTTATAGACGACTGCTCAGGTCTATTAGCCACGAAGATTCAACTCCTGCTAACTTTCCCATCAAGGGAACATCCGTTGTAAAACCTTTTAAAGTCTCATAGCGGAATAGTATCTATTATACTACTTCTTTTTTACTGCTGTTTTCTTTGCTGGTGCCTTCTTAACTACCTTAGCAGTCTTTAGTGCTACCTCAACCTCTTTAACATCTGGCATCTTGCCAAATGCCAAGTCATTAGGGTTGGCTGCTCTCAATACTACGGGGACAAGTGCTCCAAGTAGTGAGTATGCTAGTGTCTGTGGATCTGTCACTCCAGAGGCATACATTGCTGTTGCTGCTCCAAGAACTGATCTTCCATATGACGCTAGTGCTCTTTTAATTTGTTCATTCATAATTTTCCTCCTAGGATATTATTTTTGTTAGTGCTGTGAATCCAATCCATAGACCAATAATTCCTGCGACTCCCGCAAAAACTGGTGGTGCTGGGACTGGTAATTTGAATGCGGCAAATACTACGCCACATCCAAAACCTGTTAGTGTTGACAAGATAACATCTTTCATCGATAACCTTTTTCTGATAATTCTTTATAATGATTTAAACAAACATCAACAATCGATGTCTCTGTTCCGTATATTTTTTCTGCTTCAAGTTCACACTCAGATACATTGCATGAATAGAACGCATCAAATGCACGATCCTCATATGGCTTGAATTTTATCATCTGACCAGTCCACTTTCGGGTCTTACACGGCTAGATCCTTCAATTGTAAACCATAGAGTAGAGGAGTATCTTTCTTTTACAGTATTTTCAAGAACTTCGTGCCAGTAGTTTTCATTGCTGGGAAATGTAATAAGACTATTAGACTTTGGCTTAATCTTAAGATTATGATCTGTAAAGTTTATTTCTCCTCCTTCATAGTCATCGTTAATATAGTATATTGCTGCAAAATCCCCCGTAGTATCTGCATGCTCATTCATCTTGTAGCCTTTTTCAAACTTAATCAGGTGTACTTCTTTTCTTTCAAAAACATTAAGACTTACATTGTAGGTTTCTCTGCATTTTTTATCGGCAATCCTAAAAACTTTTTCTAATATACTGATGATTTGTTCTGGCAGTCCATCTTTAAAAAATTTAACACCCCAAGGCTGAGTAACCCAAGAATCAAGATTGGTTGTATAATAAAGAAGTTGTCTATGCTCTTCTATAGATAAAACATTTTCTGTAATTTGTATATTGTCTACAGAATTTCCTAATTCAGATATTGTCATTTTTATTTATACCATTCTGCATTTTTGTTAAAAGTAGAACCAGTAAACTGAAACCACATAGATGTGCTATATCGGTCTCCACTTCGAATCGTAAGGACTTCATGTAAGTAATTTTCATTGCCAGGAAAGAAAACAACACTGTTAGGCTTTGGATGAATCTTTACATTGTAATCTGGAAAGTTTATCTCTCCGCCAACATAGTCGTCATTAATATAGTATATCGATGCAATGTGATTTGATTCTACTGAATCTGTATCTATATGTGGATATAAAACAAGACCCCGTGGAAACTTAATTAAAACAAGGTTGTCCCTTTTAAAATCATTAATCTTTACATCATAAAAATCTGTGGCAGTATTTTGAACAAATACAAATATTTTTTCTAACATATTTAAAATGTCTTGTGGCATCTGGTCTGGACCAACAGTCTCGGCATCCCATGGCTCGTGAACCCATTCTTTACGGGCCTTTACATACTCAAGTAAAACTGTGTGCTCTTCTTCAGACAAGATATTTTCTATATATCGAATGTTTTCTGAAGAACTTCCTATTTTTTCAACATTTTTTAAATAGACTTCATCTTTGTTTGATGGATCATTAATCATGTATCTATTTTACCATAGTCTTCTGGTAGCAGTTTCTTTAGTTCTTCATATGCTCCAGTGATTTTTTTCATAGAGTAGTAGTTGGGAGCCATAGATCCGACATCCCCATACTCTTTAAAATAACTAATCTCTGGCTCAATATCACTAATAAACTTATTTAAAGATGCTTGCACTTCGTCTATATAGGTGTATGCCCAGTCACGAGAATCTGAAATAAATTTTAAAAAGTCTTCATTAGACTGTTCTTGCTCTGTTTTTGTTTCTTGTTTTTGTGCTTCCTGGATCATCATAAAATCTAGCATATTGGCAACTATCTGTATAGTCTTTTTTCTTTGAATGTAAAAAAGAAAACCTAATACCGTAGATGTGACTGATAAAATAACTAACAATATCGGCTGGATCATAGTTCTTTGCCACCCTCTCTAACTAGAAGAACAATTGCTCCGTTATCCTCTAGTGCCTTCTTTACACGAATCATATATTCAATAGCCTGCTTTTTTAACTCCACAGTCTCTAAAGACATAAAGTCTTTTTCTTTTGCTTTTACTGTTATAAAGTCATCATTATCTATAATCTGTAAAGAAAAATTATTAGGAGCATGAAGTGATCTAAATGCTCTTCTCATTGCGTCTGTGTACATATTACTCCATTGTTAATGATTGCCATGTCATTCCCCAGTCATTTTTACTCTTGTGGCTAGAGAATTCTTTTGATATCTCTCCATTTTCTAAGTATACCCCGCCCCAAACACCCCACTCTTTACCTGAAATTCCAACAGAAAAACATTCTTTTCTTACTGGGCAGGAAAAGCATAAAGCATCTATTGCTGGCCTTAGTATTTCATCATCTTCATATTTGTCAAAGAATAAATTTGTGTCATAATCTAAACAAACAGCGTTGTCTTTCCATTTAAATTTATTCAATTAGATCACATACTTATCAGGAATTTCCCAACCTAGATTAGAAGGAACAAACTCTTTTTTCATTTGCCATTTGTTGTTTTTATAAATGCCAAACTTTGAAAAGTATGCCTTCTCTGATGGAAATGTTTCCACTACTGTCCATCCATCCCAAGACAGTTGTCTGTTCTTGTTGACTATTGATTCCATAGTCTCTAAAGAATTAATTAACTTCATAGTGTTTCCGTTCTGTTTGTGTGCAAAGCACTGGCTTATGTATATTCTATTTAAAAATTATATACATTTGTATTGATGTTGTTTAGTTTTGAAAAATGAACAAGTTTAGACATTGGCTCTTTTGGTTTACATAAAAAAGCAAAATGATTTAACTCTGAAATATTTGTTTCAATCCACCAATGTGGGACAGGCTTATACTTAATACTTTTACCACGAGACTTTAAGCCTCTTTCTGATAAGTTAACAAACTCCATGGCCATCATATTAATGTTTTCTGGTCCTGCAGAATATAGATAAAATTCTTTATCTTCTTCTGTTAATTCAGATAAGGCAACAGCCATAGATCTAAGGAAGATCTGGTAGTCATCAAAACTACTGGTCCCCTGAACTCCTACTATCATTGCCAATCCCTTCTCTTAATTTATCCATTATGAATAACATCTTGTCTAATTGTACCTTATCCATGTGTATCGTGTCAACTTGTTCTGCTGCTTCCTTATCGATAAGTTCATCAACTAGTGGTGCTTTATAAAAAATATTGTCCTTGATCCAGTACGCATCATTATCAAAAATAATAACCTTTATGTTTGTTTTATCATAATGAAGGTTTGCCTGAGTTTTAACCTTTATTCTTCTTGCATTATTTTTTCTATTGCTATATCGGTGCTGCAACATTGACTGACTAATTATAGGCTGCCGATTATTCCTTATATTATTTCTCAGGATGTATATGTATAATAGCAAAATGATAGTTAGAGTTGTCCCAATAGCACCATAAAAATTATTCATAAATACTCCTAGACACCCAGTATATCAGTTTTTGTTAAAAAGAGCCTTCACTATTTCTTCAATGACTACTCTCTCATCTTTTGGTAAAGACTTTATGGCTAAAGCATCAAAGCCTTTTGGTCCTAACTTTACCAAAGGATCTTTCTCTGTTATATTCATGTCAAGGAAACCTTTTTCCCAAAGTTTTAAAGTTACCTCTGAAAAATATGCAGACAAGTCCTCGCTAAGCCTAGCATCAATATCTTTAAGCCTCTCTGTAGGCTTATACAATGGCTCTCCAGTCTCAGAGTCTTTACCTGCAAACTCTAGGCCACCATTTAAAACTAGGTTGTCAACAATATCAAAGTCATCACTCACTTGCCAGACTTCTTTCTGGCCTTTGCAAGTGCAGCGAAATCTTTGACCTTTGTCTCTCCCATATAGCCCCAGGCATGGCCATCATTGATCATCTTGTCATTGATTGAAACGGTATCCCCATCAAGGTATACCCAACCAAGGATGCGACCATACTTTTCTGATGAGTCCATCTTCTCTGTCTTGATCACTACAGACTTAGCACTGTCAATAGCAGCCTTTAAATAAGCCTTTGCTTCCAGTCCTAAAGCCTTTTCAGCCTTGTCTGTTGTACGAGACTCAGGTGTATCAATACCAGCCAGCCTGACTCTTGAACTAAAAGAGATGTCAAACCCTAAATCAATATCGACATCAATGGTATCTCCATCAACTACCTTTGTTACTTTCTTTACATAATATTCAAACATTATTTTCTCCCCCATTTAACTTTATTCCAACCACGCTCATGGAAGTAATAAAGGATTGTTTTTGTAACTACCTCGAAACTTGCGATTGCACCTGCTGTAACTGGCTCTTTGGTTATAAGCCAAGCAATAGCAAATGTATCTGCTGTTCCAATTATACGCCATGTAATAGCCTTTAGTGCTGATCTTTGTTTAGATACATTCATGCTGGCCACTCCATATTTTTAGGGCCTTTAGTTATTAAGTTCCAAACCTTAGATGCCCATTTCTTTGCGCTTTTGCGTAGCCGATATAGCATGAATGTCTGCCCCCAAATCTACTTGCTCAATCTTATACCCTACATCACGACCATACACAATGTTAGTAATGTTAGGCAATCTTAATACTAATGCACCATCCATAAATTCATCTTTGGCAATATATTCTTTTACCTGATCAAACTTAAGTGGATCCTTTTCACTTGTATTATAGGTATTACGGACTCCCAGAAGTACCTGCTCAGTTCTCTTGCCAGCCTCCTTGTAAAGGGCGTGGTGGCCTTCGTGCCAAGGCTGGTACCTACCTAGCATAAGTGTTGTGGGTGCAGACCAGTCATGTAGTCTGAACTGCTTAATAATTTCTGTTGCTTTTTCGTTTGCGTTCCACTCATGACTAATAAAAGCCATGTCAAAATTGCTGGGTACTTCAAACATTTTATTAGTATCTTCAAATCTGCTTTCTTCAATTGTTTCCATGTAGATTAAAATATCTGGCTTTCCAAATGCTTTACGAGTTAATTCTGTTGGGCATACAAAATCTACAATGACTGGAGCAACACCTTGTTTTGCAATTAGCCTTGCCATCTCTCCCATTCGTCGTGCTTGTTCAAGCCTGTCTTCAGGAGTAAATCCAAGATCAGAATTTACTGTTGCACGAACTTCATCTGCATTAAGATGTATAGCATTAATTCTTTCTTTTAAAGCCTTTGCAAGTTCTGTTTTACCAGAACCAGGTAGTCCAATAATCTGAATGATCATTAGTAATCCTTACCCTTTGACTTATTCTCAACAAGTTTTTCTCTTTCATCAAGGATGGTAAGAGCAAAAGACATCATTTTTTTATAACCTTCAGGATTATCCATAATCTTATTGTAGTGATGTCCACAAAACATTAAATCTCCAGAGATTCCAGTAACTTGAACTAACGCTTCAGCAGCACAAGAATCACACCTATCCAATGGAGATAGTGTCCACTGCTTTACTTCTACTGATTCATCAATCATTGTCTTCATAGTATACTGCCTATTTCTTTCTGTTATCAGTGGAATAAAATCCACTACCGTTGAAAACTGCTCCTATATTCGAGTATACACGAACCAGAGGCAGATTGCAAGTTTCACAACCATACCCTGGATCGTCTTCTTTTATACTACGAACCTTTGTGTAGTTCTTATTACAGGACTCACAAACATATTCGTAGGCTGGCACTATTTCTTTTTCTTTTCTTTTACTGTCCAGATTGGTGCCTTAAGCGAATCCCCACCCCACTCATAGCCTAATGCCTTTACGACAAACTTAATTATCTTAATACGCATTACTTTACCTTGTTTCCAAACTTAGCCCAAACTCTTTCGTGTAAGAAATATCCGAGTGCTTCCCAACCAATGTAAATAAGAGCACCAAGACTTGCATACTCCCACTCACCAGTAAATAAATAAATTACACCAGCAACACCAACAAGATGAAATGTTTCCCAACTTGCTGTTTTTAGTAGAGTTCTTTTTGTTGATTCCATTTACTTAGCCTTCTTTGCTACTGGTTTCTTAACTACTGGCTTTACTGCAGGCTTTGCTACAACTGGTGCTACCACCTTATTGAGAAGCGGAGCATTTTCTTCACCAGTATAAACTGGACGACCCCAACCGACAACTCCATTAAGCAACTTCTTCTTGTTGTTTTTTACATAACCACGAGTCTTCTCTACGCACATTCCGCCATTGCGCTGATCTCCCTTTGCAGTTCCTGAAGTGTTTCCCTCAATAACTTGGATTGTTCCATCTCCGTTGTTCTTGATACAGATTCCAACATGTGAAATACGATTTACACCATCTTCTGGAAAATCAAAATAAATCCAGTCTCCTGCTTGTGGATCATCATTACGAGCATCTGACCAACGCCCATTCTTCTTGAACCAATCTGACGCTGCTACTGTTGATGCAGACTTTGGATACTTCTTTGGATCTAATCCCGATGTAAATGCACACCAAGAAACAAATGACTGGCACCATGGCTGAAAATTCATCCCAGTCCACTTGCCATATTTTGTTTCATTATCTTTAGGGCCTTCAATTGTGCCCACTTCCTTTTTTGCAATCTCAATGATTGCTTCTAGACTACCTTTTGCTGCCATTTTATTCCTCCTTTAAGGACATATCTATTATACCAGTTTACCTACATATTGTAAAGTTGTATTCTTTTTCCCATTTAAGTATATCGTTTTCATCATTTAGGAGCGGTTGACCCTTTATGTTAAGACTAGTATTCAAGAGTATTGGAACTCCAGTTTGTAGATAAAATTTATTTATAACCCTGTACAATCCTGGATGTTGTTCTCTTGTAACTGTCTGAACTCTAGAAGTACCATCTTCATGAACCACAGAAGGTATCTTGTCTGGCTGTAAGCACTTGACTGTGTACTGCATATATGGGCTTTCAAAATCCATATCAAACCATCTATATGCGTGATCTGCTAAAACTACAGGAGCAAATGGCCTAAATAATTCTCTCTGTTTAATTCTATTTACTTTGTCTTTGATTAGTGGATCTCTTGGGTCTGCAAGAATTGATCTATTTCCTAATGCTCTTGGACCATATTCTGCTCTTCCTGATGCTACTGCTACTATACCGTCTTTTAATATCCCCTCAATAATTTTCTGAATAGGATATTTTCCACCCAGATCATAACCAAGGTATGGGTCTTTCCATTCAAGATGTTTTCCATAAAGTGCAGCAGCAGCACCCAAAGAACTGCCAGCATCTCCAGGGTTTGGCATAATCCAGATCATATCAAATATGTTCCAAAGCATAGTGTTTGCTGATGAGTTAAGTGCACAACCACCCATAAATACTAAATTCTTTTTTCCAGTAATAGAGTATGCCATGTGCATAAAATCATTTAGTCTTTGCTCATAGACAACCTGAACTGCTGCAGCAATATCAAACCTATCTTGCTCAGTGATCTTTACTCCCCAATCATTTATTCCCTGATGAAAATTATATTTTTGTTTTGTATATGAAGGAAAATACTCATCTACTTTTCTATAGTATTTTGTCCAGTCTCCGTATGCTGCCATTCCCATCATGATATATTCTTCTTGATTTGGCATTAGACCTATTAGTTTTGTGAAAGCAGAATAAAATAATCCAAAACTAACTGGATAGTTTTGCTTATACTTTAGCCTAATCTTATCTCCTTCACCAACCCATATTGTAGATGTGTTGTATTCTCCAATAGCATCAAGCACAACTATTACGGAATCACTAAAAGAACTAGTGTAGTATCCCGCTGCAGCGTGAGAATAGTGATGACTAAAATGTTTCCTTGGTATACCAGGAATATCAAACCTTGGTTTCCAGTCTCCAGATCCACCCCTTAGAGCCAGCCTAGAGGCCTTCAGAAGGGGCTTTTCATAGTAGGCAATATGATCTGGTGCCCCATACTGCAAAGCATCTTTTATTAAACTATCATTGATATACCAGTCATTTTTTTGTTTGCTATATCTTTCTGCATGCCCTGCAAAAAGAATTTCTCCATCTTTGATTAGAGATACTGATGCGTCATGAGATGTTTCGTTTACTCCAAGAATTATCATATATTATCCTTAATACAGGTATCTGTTTTTTTTATCATTTTTCTTTATTTCTCTTAGTATTAAGTATGTCTTAATTTTTTTAATTAAGGTCTGGATCAACAATTGTATACCCCCCTGAATGTTCTGTTTGTGTTGTGTGCATGTAGAGTAGGGTTGACCTATGTCCACTTTCTATTTCGGATATTCCATGACTCCATAATTCTCCGTCACTAACAAAAAATATCCCATCATATTTTTCTGGCTTATATGTAAAGTTAAGATTTGGGAAATATAATTCTCCTCCAGTAAAATTATCGTCAAGATATATTACCGTACTATATTCAATGAATTCTTCTGGTGGCTGATCGTCAGCGTGTGCGTTTGCTGAACTACCTTTTGTCCAAACTGAACCAAAAGATTTAAATGTTTTTATTTGCTTTGTTTCTTCTGGATTAAGTCTTTGGTGTGTCTCGTTAGATAGTAAAGAATATTTTTTTTGAATATCTAAAACTACCTTGTTGTATGGATAAGCAGTTCCTCCATACCTAGTCTTGTAATATTCTGGGTAAGGATTAACTTCTGATGGACTGTTAATCTCATTTATTAGTGTCTGTGCATCTTCAGCAGCAATAAAATTTTTAATTACTACAGGCAATGTTATCATCAATATACCTCATTCTGCACTACATGAAATCTTTGCTCAGAAATTTTATCTAGATTTGAAAAAAATGTATACTCTACATCGTTTGTATTATATGGGAAGTATTCTAAACTACGGAAATCATAGTCTACAAGATCCATAAGTTCTTTTACTCCAGGCATAGATTCATCTTTTGATTTAAAAGAATCTATAACTTTTGAATAGTTGTGATATAGAGAAAATGGAACAAAATCATTTTCTTCTATTCTAGGCTCTTGATCAATAACAAAATTAGTTGGAAGAGCAACTATAGAAATACCTTTGTGCGCTGCATACATGGAAACATATTCCTCAACTCCATAATATTTAAATATTGAAATATCAGGAAATAGTTCAAACAAACTAAATTTCATAAAGAAAAAATCTTTAACAAACCAGTTGTTTTTTGTTGCCATTGCAATGCTTGTTTTATTCCAGTCTGGATAAAACTTATAGTTATTTTTATTAAAAACAATGTCGTGATTGCCTGAAAGTATAATATCTGATTCGTCCTGGTATCTTAATAGTTCAGCATCCCAATCCTTTTCAAACATTTTGGCACCATCAACATACATAAAAAAATCAAAATCTTTTCTTTTTTTTAGAAGATAAAAGCATTTAAATCTAGATATTAATCTATCCCAGTAGATATGATTGTATTCTATTCCTAAAAACTTTTCTGGCCTTGATATATTTGTTTGGTCGTATACGACAACATGTATATCATTTTGACCACTTTGATTTTTTATGAGTTGCTCTACTGCTTGTGGTAGCAACTTGCTTTTGTACCCATAAAAATAAACTAATATTTTTTTCATTTTATAACAATGGAATCCAGTGCTGTTCAATTGTATGTTCTCCACCCATAAGCAAAGACTGCAGAGGTTGAATATCATACGCAACTGTTATTCTTGAACCTTCCCAGTCCCAGTCTCCCATTGCATGAGGGTGTCCCATTTCTGAAACAATCATTCTATTGTTTATGTTGTGATTTGCCACTTCTCTATTTGGATCTCCAAAGAGTCTATAGTATGTCGTTGATGGCTCAGCCTTTACACAGTAATACCCATGAAAATTAGGAGCGCCAGGTGCACCGTGATCGTGCCAGTTTAACTTTCCATTTCCTGTGGTATTAATATTAAACCAACCCTGAACATAATATTGCTGCTTTTCAAAGTCTACGCCATAATATTCACAGGCTTCTTTAACAGTTTTTGATAGTTCGGAGTATAGTTTATGAAGAGATGGATGATAAAGTTGAAATACATTATACTCTCTCCACTTTACAGTTGACAAACTTCCAGACTCTAGCCAATACCCTGGATCATTTTCCATTGTTTCAACGCCACGAAGTTTAGCGCTTTGAATTAGTTCGTATTTTTGTTCTAAAAATTTAGCCAACTGATCTAAATCGTTGTCTAAATATTTTTCAAAAAACTTATGTTCTCTGTTACTTAACATTATTCATCTCCCTTGTTGTTTGCTTGTTCTTTGTTATACTTTGCATATTCTTTTTTTCTCCATGCAAATTTTCTGTAGTGTGCCGTTATGTCAGACCTTCTGTTTTCTGATCTTAGTTGGTGTTTTTCTATAGCCTCAAAAGAATCATCAACTACTAAATTCCAAGGCTCTCTTTTAATTGGAATCATCTGAAACACTGGTGTTCCCATTGGAATGACTCCTTCAAAATCTCTTTTTATAAAAAATGGTATAAACGCAGGCAGTCCCCATATATCAGAATCAACAATGCCAGAAGGAATCCAGAACGGTAGGTCTGGTCTGTTTATTGGCATAGTCATCAATAGAGAATAGTCTTTTGGTGTTTCGTAATACCATTGCATCTTAACCCCAAAATGTATTGGGTGAACATCTTTTGGTATTGCCATATCAACATTAGGTCTTTTGTCCATCATCATAAAATTCTTTTTCCAGGACAGAGATGGCTTTCCATCTATATCAAGTTTTACTTCTAGGTCATCTTCCAGTAAATACATATACCCAAGAGACATTGCATCTTGAAATGGCAAGCATAGTTTTGTAGAAACATTTGACCCATCCCCGCCCCTATCGTTTACTGGACACAAAGACTTTAGGTCATTAGTTGTAAAATGTTTTGCCAAATCTCTATACCACTGTGGTATTTTTTTATAGGATGGCTCTGGAGACAATAGACCTGTGGTCGTATCGTGTGGAATGAAAGTTAATTCTAACTCATTGCTGTCCATAGTAATCCTTTATTTGTGATATCTCTTCGTCACTTAAGACAACAGACATATCGTACATTGCCGTGCTCTTACTAATAATAGCATACTTTTCTTTTAAGTAGTATTCCCCAGTATTCTTAATTTTAAAATCAACAAACTCTGAATAGGCATAGTCTGATAGATGTGGCAGGGGCTTTCCAATAATATTTTTTTCACCTATGTAGAATGGTGTAGGCTCATCCTCTACTCTGGCTATCTTAATGCTAACATTTTTATTTATAAACCAGGGTATATAAAACTTATAGGTTGGATCAAAACACTCTTTATTTTCTAGATTGTTTAAAGATGGATAGAACTGTCTTTGATGACACTTATCTAAAGCATACAGTGTGCCATCTTTTCTTTCTTCAACCCAAATCTCGGCGTGAGTTCTTTGCCTAAAAGTAACTATGTTATTTGTTATGTTTATAATTTCTGGCTTTGGATATAGATTAAGGACATAGTTATTTATTGGTTTAAGTATGCTTTTTATGTTTAAAATTTCTTTTGAGTTATACTTAGACCATTTGTCTGGTAGTCCAGACTCCATTAAAATTTGAGGCAATGATAAGTTTTCAGAGTTTATCCACCATTGGGATCCTGAAATGTTATTTTTTTTAGTTATCATTTTACCTTTATCTTAAATGTTTTGGTATAACAATTATACACTAAACTGCTGCCCCACCTGGCCTCGATCCAGGGACATCCGAATTAACAGTTCGGCACTCTACCAACTGAGTTATAGGGCAATGGGGTAGTTTAAAGTCATACCCAGGACTTTTAATTTACTTAGATGAATAAGGATAAGACACACCAGACAGAACAACCTTAACTAATGAGTTAATATATTCTGTAAATGCCTTACCAGTATTCTTACTAACATATGATGCTGAGGTAACTACAGTTGCTCCAGAACTTCCAGCAATATCTGTAACCGAACCGTTATACTTGGTAATTTTTACTTTTCCAAAAGCAACCATATCAAGCCCAGGACCTCTGTTAGTTGCCTTTTCAAACTGAGTTGGTGAACCCATGGCTCCTACGCCAATGACTCCAGGAACGCATGCTGGGAATCCAACAAGGTTAGAAAGTCCATCATTGCCTGTTGCTGCAAAGGATGGGATATTTTTTTCACTTAACTGTGAAACTGAACTAGCAACTGCTGTATTTGTGCAAGCGGGATGCAAAATCTTTGTACCTGTTTTTAGGTCCATAGATACTCCCGATTGACTAATAGATAGCGCATCAATACTATACTTTTCTGCATTCTTTGATACCCAATCAATTGCTGAGATAAGCGCTTCAGGAGTTCCACCTAAAGCATTTGATCCAGTAACACGATTCACATTGTTAAAGCGGACAAAAACAATCTTAAGGTTAGGATCTGTTGCAAGCGCTGCCTTTACCATAGAGTCTCCGTGATATGTAGGATCATTTATGCTCTTAGGCCATGTTGCAGATGCAGCGCCTTTGCCTTCCATAAAGTGTTGCATGTTTGGACATGATGCCTCATGATTTTGATTGAGGACAGACTTGGCAGTGAAACAAACTTCGTGAATAATTGCTGGGAAGTTATTAGAATTAATAGCCGAATCAATAATGGCAAGAACTTTTTGATCTTGTGCTTGCGCTGGACTTGTTACTGTTAGCATAAGTGTTGCTGCTAGAACTGATAGTAGTACTTTCTTCATTTTATTCCTTTTCATTTTTACGATATCATCAATCTGATGACATGACAACATGGGTCGCCACCTGCGTCCCATTCTTCAATTTCTTCTTCATCCATATATTCGTATCCGCCGTCGTGAGTATTGCAATAAGGAGGTGTAACCCAGCCTCTTTCTATACCGTTTTCAAGCCAGATACCAAACTCTTGCTCTTCAGGCGATAGGTCATCGTGTGAATGATTCATATAATAAGTATACCCTTAAAGACTAATGATGTCAACTGGACCCATGCAAGATGGGTTAAATTTTATGGCAGCATTTACTGCTTGCATAACTCTATTTCTAGCATTTTTTTGTTTATCTGTTGCATATAAAACCCCATAGGCGTACTCTGCTCCAGAACCCATAGCCAGATAAGGTAGTGTATACTTAGATAAAGACATATCTGCAGAACTATGCTCGTAAATATTTCCACGAACTGCAATGATTAGACCAAGATCTCCATCTTTTGATGTGTCAACCCAGAACTCATTATAGAATTCTTTTAGTTCTTTGATAAATCTGGTTTGCATAAACTTGTCTGTATCTTTAATGTTTGGATGTGTTGGTTTAAAGTTAAATCGGATTCTTTCTCCGTCCATTGATCCAGCATATCCAATAAGATAGGGACCTATCTTCCAAACTTTTGGAGCGTCAAGGGCTAGAATAGTTCCATCATCTGATGCGCCACGATCTCCAGCCATGTAGATTTTATCCTCATGTTTTACTACAGCAATACAAGTCATGGCAAAAGCCCTCTCCAGATAGATATAATCAAGTATACCACTACCCAGAGAGGGCTGTCAATTAGGGCCAATAATGACTAATTAGCCTTTTTGTCTACCGTCTTAAACGCATCATTGATTTCTGCCAATGTGAGTTTTCCATCGTCCAAAAAAGCCCTTGCCAGCCTTTCAATGACTGTTGCTACGCCTAATAGTCCTGCTAAGAATACTGCCTGCATTGTGTCAATTCCAACCACTGCTCCAGCACCAAGTACTGATAGACCAGATGCTGCAAAGACTGCTAGGATTCTCATTAAAATATTAGTGATTGCCTTTTGTGGGTGCTCCTTCTTGGGAGGCTCTACTACCTTTTTAGTTGCCATATTTAGTCCTCCTTTCTTAGCGGGATTGTGATTAGCCAGATGATTGTGGTTGCAAGTACTGCAATACCAACAATGTCTCTTGCTGATCCCGTCAAAGTTAGCCACGCTATGAAGAAGCCAAGGAGGGTAAAGGCTTGTGCGATTATCTCCACCCCTGCATCTTTTAGCCATGTGAAGAATCCCTTCACAACCTTTGTTATTATTTTCATATTACCTCCTCATCCCAATCATTACATTTGCAATCTGTGAAACAATGATTACTGGGATAATGACTTCTTGGGCCTTTTCTCTCTGATCGTCTGTCATATCCATACCCAACTCAGAGAAATTAGATAGGAGTTCTGTAACATCCACTTCAAATACTGCTCCAAGTGGGTCTGCCAAGAATGCTTCTGTTTGTACTTCTGTTACTGCATCTGCTAATGTAAAGGGCATTGGGGTTTCTCCTGCGTTCCCTGCTCTATCTGCGAACTCAACAAACGCTTCTGCAAGTGCTGGGTTAGATTTCATCTGCTCAGCAACCTGTGCAACTTCTGAAGGCTTAATACCAAGGTCTTCTGCAACCTCAGCCTTTGCTTCTTGAGTCAAGGCTCTCAGTGTCTGGCTAACTGCTGTGATTTGTTCAGGGGAAAGAGTGACTAACTTATTATCCTTACTTGTAAGGTTGGCAATAACATTAGATAGATCTTCTTCTGTTCCCGTTCCTTTTTCAGGAACGAGTGATGCTAATACCTTATCAGTAATTTCTACATCTGGTTCAGTCCAAGGATTATCTTCTGGCTCTGGACCTGGTCCAGGTTCTGGTGAAGGTTCTGGTGTAGGTTCTACAGTAGGTTCTACAACTGGCTCTTCAGTTGGTTCTGGATCTGGGGTAACCTCTGGGGTAGGTTCAGGTGTAGGCTCATCTGTAGGGTCTACTGTAGGCTCTGGAGATGGCTCTGGTGTAGGTTCTTCAGTTGGCTCATCTGTTGGGTCTGGGGATGGCTCTGGTGTGGGTTCTTCAGTTGGCTCTTCAGTTGGTTCTGGAGAAGGTTCTGGGGTGGGTTCTGGGGTAGGCTGATTGGCTGCAGCATTGGCTGCTGCTTGAGCAATGGCAGACTGAATTTCTCTTTGTAGTTGCTCATCATAGTAACGCCATGCGTTATCAATAGCATTATTTAAATCAGTTATTGATTGATTATATATTTGTATTTTGCTATTTTTCAATTCTAAAGCATCTTCTGTATCTGCAATGGCATCAAGATGTTCCTGTGTTTTGGTTTGCAAAACCTGATTCATTGATGACAGTGTTGTATTCTCAGAGTTGTATACGCTTAGTTTGTCATTGTATACTGCCAATTTATTGTTATAGTTTGTTTGTGCTATAGCCTGTGCTGCAACAGCATCATTGTAAGCATTTATTTGTGATTGAGTTGGTCCTGATCCAGAAGAAAATGTATTAAGATTACAACTAAAGTTTTGTCCCCATACTCTTGGATTTCCAGCATAGTCACAACCTGCTCCAGTCCATCCTCCAGGAATTGCCCATCCAAGAAGGTAGGATCCAGGGCCTCCTCCGTTGTACCACCATATTTCTACATCTAAGGTTTTGTCTTCACTAACATCATATACGGGAGAGTAATCGCTCCAAGTTGTCCCTTGCTCTACCCAGTTATCAACAGCAAGTTGACCGTCAACATACATTCTAAAACCATCATCCGTATATCCTGCAAAGTAGGTTTGTGTAAACCATGAAGGGACTGTTATCTGTCCAGTAAATTTAACTATAAGGTTTTC